AGCATTCCTGAATGCCTATAAGGGTTTATTTGGGTTCCTATAAAGGCCTATATACGCTTCTATATAGAGCCCCAAATAGCCATTTGAAAATATCAATGTAGCAGATGGTTAAAAAGAACAGGTTTGGCTAGAATCTCGAAAGATTCCAAAGCCATTCCTGTCCCATTTCGAAGCCTTCTGAATGTCCAATTGAAAATATCAATGTGGTATTAGCTCTTTTTAGACTTGTAATCAGAAGGTTTCACCTTTTTGTAAATGTTTAAAACATCGTTCTTAATGATTTCATCGATTGATCGTTCAATTTCGGCATCCTGCTCTTCATCACTCATATCGTCGGAGGTTTGACTTACTCTTCCTAAATATCCACACGTGTTATAGCCTTTTTGGATGTCAAACATGAACCAAGATGTGAAATCATTAAAAGGATTGTACGGATTGTCCACTGTAGTAATAGCAACTTTCATAATTTCACATCCTTTCTCAACCGTTCAGATACCTTGATACAGTTGTAGAGCTGATTCCAAGTGCTTGAGCAATCTCAGCATTTGTCAAACCGCTCGAAGCCATCGATTTGATTCGTGCTTGTTTAGCAGGAGATACTTCTTTGAATGATCTCGGAGTTGCTCTTTCTCTAATTTTGTCTGTATCAGTGTATTTTAAGATCTTTGACAACTTACTTTCGGAGATTGCGCCATTTTGGATTGCTTCCCATTCTTTATCATCGATATCGATTGGATGTCTTTGGGCTCCAGTCTGTGCTCTAGCTCTTGTTAAAGCTTGTTGTCTGAGTTTGCTATACTCTTTTGCATTATTCTTAATGCCAGGTTCCATTGCTTCTTTCCTAGCCAACTCTTTATTAGCAATTAACTGTGCTTGAGTTTCTCTTTGTTTATTAGATTCTGCCAATCTCAGCTTTGCGTCCAAAGAATTAACCTGATCCGAGTAAACTTTAGCAGCGCTCTTGTTGTACTTAAGTCTTTCGGTGTAAACCATTTCCTTTCTTGCTTCATTTGCCATTGCTTTCATCTTATTGGCATAATCTGCATAGAGGAGTTCCATCTTATTTCTTGCAGGAGATACCAAACTGTAAGCATCATCTGTTTCAGCCATCTGTGTTGATTGCTGTTTTCTCTGTTTGATTTTGCCAGTTTCTTCAGTTCTGATTCTTTCCTTACCATTTTTGTCAATGTATGTCTCATATACCCATTTGCCATCTTTGTCTTTGAGGTACTTTCCAGTTTCAGGATCTTTCTTTCTGACTTTCTTCCGTTCAGGATACTCGAGATCATACGCTGTTTTAAATATCAATGCGCCTTCAGGCTTGCTGGGATCGTACCAGTCTTTACCTTTCTGGTTGATATTAGGCTCTCCTCTTCTTTTAAGTACGCTTTGCTGAGCCGACGCTCTAGATATCAATGTGGATGCTCCAGTACTATCATTGCCTTCAGCATTCGTATGAAGCATGTAGTTCTTCTTCAAAAGCTTAATATCGTTGTCGGCTTCTGACTGTTTGTAATCCAAATGATGTTTCTCAGCATCGATAACTACCATTGAGTGTCTTACCGCTTTGGCAATATCATCTGAGCTAGCACCTTTAATTGTCATGTCGGTGATCAGATTTGAAACTTTACCCATTTCGTTCTGGGTGTTTTTCATTTCTTTCATTCCGTCACGAGGTGCATACTCCATTTTAGGATCAAAACCTTCCAAACCTTTCAAAGGTTCAGTTGCTTTGATCTTAATTTTATCATTTGTGGGAATAACCATTACGGTGTCCCCATCAAAGTCTGCTCCCGAAAGTCGATCTGCAACAGATTTCTTAATTCCAACAGCATCTTTCGGGTTTTTACCCAACATGTTTTCCCCTTCTTTGTTTTTGTTGTTAACTGTAAGAATGGGAATCTCAAAAGTTCCACCATGAGGATATCTTATGAGAGCAACCTTCTCTCCATCTTTGTAATTCGGAGCGTAAATCTCGTTATCTTTCAAAGATGTTAAAGGCATAATTACCTGATACTGTTGTCTAGGCAATGCTGCAGCTTTCAAATGAACCGCTGCCGAATCGCAGCTATTTGCAAATTCTCTCAAAAGCTGTTTCTTAACAGTCGGATTATCCAAAGCAGAAATTTCTTTGAACTCCAACTCTCTATCTGCTGCTGCAAGATCTAACTGTCTTGATGCAAGATCCAAACTTTGTTTTGCAAGAAACTGAGAAGGTAAGTTGTGACTCCATTCACCCCAATCTCCTTCATCAGCTCTTTTATTTATCAATGATAGCTTCTTTTCACCTGTCTCAGGATCGATGTAATCATACTGACCTCCTTTCTCTTTAATCAAAGAGTTGAAAGGATTCATTGGATCATCTTTCTTGATCTTCTTCAATACGGTATTCTTACTATCTTCTCCCAATGCAGGAGTTCCTGCTTTCTTGTTTGTGTTGAAACGAATATCAATACCATCAGGAAGGTCATCTGCATAAGCAGCCATTCCTTTCAAGTAATGAGTTCCATCTACCAGAATTCTAACCTGTGCATAGTTAGCTTCTCCAAGACTAAGATCCGGAACACCACGTCTGATCTCAATCAAACCATCTTTCAGATCTCCGCCGTCATCAGCATAGCAAATATCCATGCGCTTAGAATCCAAACTAGCAGGATACTGGAAAGGTCTCTTGATCTCAGCTCCATCCTCTACCAGAATTTCGTCAGCCGTATGATCTGCAAGTGTGTGAAGCTTCTCCATGTCATAAATATCTTTGTACTCAGTTCCAGGAGGACAAATGACACTAACAGTTGTATACTTTCCAGGATTAGTTACCTGAGGAAGTCTTCGGTTGTAAATTTCGTAACCTTGCTGTTGTAATATCAATACAGCTTCATCAAGTTTCTCTCTTGAAGTCTCGATTCCTCTTTCTCTCTCAACACCCGGTGACAATATAATGGGGCCTTTGTCATCAACTGCATTCTTAATGAACTCAGAAGCAACTCTTGCTTTGTTTGCCCTCTCAACGGAGTTCTCATTCAAAAGAGATCTTACAGAACTCTCACCAGCAAGTCCAAGTTCTTTAGCAATTGCTTCTTTACTCCAACCTTCAGCAATGAGTTTCTTAGCCTGAGCTCTTTGATCATTCTTAACCTCATCCTTAGCCATTCTGTAAATCTTTCTAAGCTGAGTTGTGGTTGTATTGAACTCTTCGGCAATCTCTTTCTCCGATTTGCCTTCAGACTTAAGACGATTGTACCTGGTGTAAATGTCATTCATGTGCTGAAACGGATTTTCACCAGAACCCCAAGGATACCTACCAGATCTACGAGGCATTCCATAGTGTTTCAATACCTGCATAAATATCAATCCTCCTCACTTTTGATTTTGTTAATGATTTTGTCAAATGTGATGATCTTGTCCATAATCGGAACTATGTCTTCTGCAGTTGGATTCATCACTAAGATCTCATCATTCTGGTAGATTCGTAATTCCATTTCCAATTCTGATGGTTTATGGTGATACTCCAAGCAAAACAGAGCTGCATAAATTTCCAGTTGTTCCATATGAGCTGGAATCAATCCGGTTTTCAGATCGTGAATCCTCAGTAAACCTTTCTTTTCCAAAATTATTGAATCGGCAGTTCCGAAACAATTGTCGGAATAGTAAAGTAATTGCTCAGGTCTCATTCCATAACCGATTGCGTCGTTTACGTACATGTTCAAAGTTTTCTTTGATCTAGGCAGTCTTTGATCCAACTTAATACATGAAGCTGCGAACTCATGTAATTCTGTTCCTTTCAAAGTTGCCAAGTGCTTTGAGTAAGTTTCAGATATCTTTTCTGAATCGTAATTAATCCAGTGGTACTTACTTGCTCCCAGATAGGCGTGTTGACCTTCTAGATTTGAATGCTTGTTCCATATCATTCAATACTTCCTCCTTGTTTTCCGGAAATATAAATCGAGAGAACGACATTTCGTTCATCAGATTTACATAGTACTCCTGATTTGGTCTTTTACTTGCATTCGCATTCTTCTTGCATTCAAGAGTAGCCCACTTCTTCTTATACAAAACTAAAAGATCTGGAATGCCTTGCAAATATCCAGAGTCCAGTTTCATCACTATACAGCCTTTGAAACGTTCTTTTAGCTCTTTGATTAATTCTGCCTGAAACTTGTTCTCATTCTTATTAGCCATAAGAATATCCATCCTTTCTTTTCAGGTCTTTGGAAACAGAAAAGGAGGGAGTGCTAAATCACACAAATGCGCGATCTATTACTCTCTCCTCATAAAAGGGCATGATTTTTTTGCGAATGCTAAAATATCAATTTAGTTTGTCTAAGTCGGCTTTTATTCCAAGGCTCTCATTTAGCAGAATGCTTAAAGGGACTGACTCTTCAACTTTTGCTCCACACTGCTCACAAAAATATCCACCATCGACCCATCCGTTTCCTGCTTTGTACTTCATAAGCCTTCCACAATCTTTGCAGTTAACAACTATCTTCAAAATATCCATAGGTTTGTCTTCAGTCAAGTTGGTATTCTCAACTTTAAACTTAGTAACTACCTCTTTTGTCTTAGTTACTTTTCCGCCACTATAGTCAAAGCCAACTGCAAAGTCTAGCTCGTACATTTCCTCGTACTCGAACAATTCGCTCATTTCCAAATCTCCTCTGTTTTTGCTTTAATAGTAAAACAGAGAATATCAATAGTCAAGTTTCTTGTTCTTTTGCAAATGCCAGAGTGGTTCCTTTGTAGCAAACCATCATTCCTCTGGACTCTTTTCCTTCGTGCACTCTGGAAACTTTATAGAGAACAAAGTCGCCATTGCTCATCTCCTCAACGATCTCGTAGAATTCGTCATTTGTAATTCTTTCAGATTCGTCTTCTGCTTCAGTGAACTTCTTCATAAGTTCAATCGTAAGATTGATTCCTCCATTCTCTTTCACAGTTTCCTCAAGACTGCTTTTAGCTTTCTCAAACCCTGCACTATGCTTCTTCAACTTGTTGCTCATTTCCTTTCCTCCTTTAAAATATCCATAGATTCCTTTTCAATCTCTTTGTCGTACTTAAGATCTTCTCTAATGTCTCTGACTAAACTCAAGAATGTCAAAGTCAACACTAAGCCAAGCAAAAAGATGATCCATAAACTTGCCTCAACAATCACTTCCGTTTCAACTCCTTTCTTTTACTTTTCGATCCATATTAGTTCTCCACTTTCTTCACCCTCAGAAATATCCACAAAGCACTCAGCGACGTCATCCTCTAACAGGAAGCGATACTTCTTAGCATCGTATCCTTTCTTACTCAGCTTCTCTTTCTGATCTCTCGTAAGTTTCTTAGGCTGTTTCATTTACTCTCCTCCTCTTTAAGTTTCTTTCTGAAAATATCAATAGCGTCTAAAGCGTCATTAGCTTCAGTAAGTAACCATTTAAATCCCTCATGGCTAATAACCGATCCGTCGATACTTTTCCACTTCGAATAGAAGTCCTTAATGTAGTCGTACTCTTTCTTCGCATAAAAGACTTCATCCTTATAAGCATGACTCGTCGGATTACTTACCTTCAAAATATCCATATTCCATACCTGAAGATTGTCGTATGGCTTCTTTGGGTGGTACTTGATCAAGAATTTGCTCATTTTATTCATCCTCCACTAACTTTTTTAAAATATCCATCAAGGTAGACCTATTTGTACCCACAAAAATCCTATTTTTATCGCTCTGCCCATTTGCCCAAAAATTTTCCCCTATTATATATATTTTTAATTTTTTTATTTTTATACAAAATAGGAAAAAAAAGTGGGCAAGTGGGCAGAAACCCCCTCAAACCCCCTAAAATAGGGCATTTTTTGTGGCCAAAAACGGTAAAAAAAAGTGGGCACTGCCCAAAAATTTTTGGGCAAAACGCATTTTTCGACCAAAAATTCACCAAAATTTTTCACTTTGCCCAAAAAAAAGTGGGCAATGGCCAAGTTTTCAGAAAATATTTGGCCACGATTTGTGTACACAAAAACCCATTTTTGACCCGAAATTGTGAACATTCTGTGAACAAATTGTGTCTTTTTTGTGTCCAAATTCCACATTTTCGACCAAAATTTTCCAAAAAATATCCATAGTTGTACCCACAAAAACCAATTTTTGACCAAATTTTCATCAATTTTCTCAAGTTTCGCCCACAACTTTGTGATGATACCCGCCAGTTACGAGTACATAACCACCTTTTTCCTTGCCCTCAGCCCTAATTTGGATGCTACTTTTAATGTTTTTGCTCACAAATTGATTCCAATTGGAAGCGGCAATCGATTTTGTGTCCCCAAATATCCATGAATTACACTTACAATCCTCTGTCGGACACCTAAATCCGTACCTTTTCTCGATAGATTTCTCGTTTTTAACCATTTCAGGCATCTCTCCACACTTAGGACACCTTAAAACCTTGTCTAAATCAAACATTTTGTTCAAATCCTCCTTAAAATATCAATTTTCTAGTAATTCCTCACAAATTTTGCCCTGTATGGCGTTTTTACGATTAAAAAGCGTATAACTACACATTTCTCAATTTTTAACGCCAAAATGAGCCTTTTTAGCCATTTTCGACAAATATCCATAAAAACAGAGCCCTGAAACCCCCTAAAATAGGGGCTTCCCAGGCCCTCCAAAACGTCCGTACGCGCTACTAAACTATTCTCACAAAATATCCATAGTTACTCCCAAAATTACGCCCCAGAACCCCCATTAAACGAGTCCATATAAGTATTCCACTTAACCATTACCGCTGTCTCACAGTCCGCAACAATCTCCTTACGGTCTTGACACTTGCATCTCAATCTGCAAATGAACTTCCCAAATTCCGGATGTTCAGTCCTTATTGACGGCGTAATTCCACATTTCTTACACTTTTTAATCTTGAATTCATCCGACCCGCTGCCATCAAACACAACCGGCATCGCATGGAATTCAGCCTCTTCTTTTTCTTCGCTTCTTAAAATATCCATAGCTTCATTCAGCATAACCTAAATCAACCTCCTTAATTACTTCTTCAGTTTTCTCATAGTTACTAACAGCTTCATTAACCAACCAATCTAAATCCGGTCTTCTGATCTTAATCTCGATGGAATAGGTGAATTCACTCGAGTATTTGAATGTACAGAATGCATCCAAATCATCGTTGTATCCAGTGACACGACCTTCTTCATTGTTTCCAGAGAATATAAATTCGTGATTAAGACATCCGTCATACCATGTTGGCCACTTCTCTTTGAACTTCGCCTTAATCATTTCTTCCGTGAAAACCAATCTGCCCAACTCCTCTCTACTTCAAATCGTCATCCATAGCCTTAGCCCAGATACGAATATCATGCATGCCAGGATCTGATCCTTCCAAGATCAAAGTCTCAATTGTTCTGGTCAAAGCTCTAAGACTCACCTCTGCGTCCTTCTCAGCATTGCCAGTGCTCTCGTAAGGCTTACACAAAATATCCATAACTAATCCTCCCAATCTTCTTTGCTAAGAACTCTCTTAAGTACTACATCTGTCCCGCTATACCGACTGTATCTCTTAAACACCAAAAAATATCCATAGAACGCAGCAAGCATACTAGGGTAGTAGTAAGCTATTAATACGTTCTCATGTCCGTAGACAGTGATCTTGAATCTTGGTTTCTTACAATGCTTTTCTATTCTGTACATCAGCATCCTCCCTTACAACCAATATCAAGTTCGGTCTTAGCCAGTCTATTTAATCCATCAGTTTTCGGCTTATTAATGTCGTAGTAACTTTCCATACAGAGTTTAGCTACTAAGTGAGTCTTAGCCACTTCTCTACTACATTCATGCTTTTTACAGTAGCCATCCAAATATCCACTGATGCACTCCTGGATTCTTTCTTCATCTGTCATTCCTTTCTACCTCCCTATAAACCAATGTTTAAACCAGTAACACAAATATCCAATCTCGATCAATCGCTCAAAAGTGAAGATGCCCATGACACGATCTTTATCTCCTCGCCAAGTAACGTAAAAGAAAAGCAATGTCGTACCTAGCCAACATATTGCCAACAGAAAACAAAAGATTATGAAAATATCACGCCATAGCATTGTTGCCTCCTTTCTCGAAGTCCTCTTTCATTAATTGCAAGCCCTCGGAGATAGGATCAATATGCGAAAGAGTTAGTTCGCTTGGTACTACCGACCAAGACCTACACCAACCAGTCTTTTTGTCATTTACCGTATAGGTGATAAAACCTCTGTCTCCTAATGAGTCTCTTGCCGGGCGAAATGTGAAAGTGATTTCGAATCTTTGATCGTAATCAAATATCTTTGCAATTTCGTTGTAAAGTCTAACCATCAACTTGTCCATTATAGTCCTCCAATTTCTCTTTAAGTTCTTTAGATTCCAACTGCATAATTCTCTTCAAGTTTGCATTATCCTGAATAAGTAAGTTTTTGTATTTCTCTAAAGTTTCCTCATGCTCCTTTAATAAAGTCACATGCTCTTCCTGTAGCTTTGCATAAGCGTCAATTAGGTCGTTATAAGAATCAAGCAACTCATTGACACTGTCCATAAGCTTGCTCCTTCCAAATATCATGATCAAAGTCTCCTTAGTTTCATTTACTACCCCCAAAGGGGGGAAGCTGGCCGGACACAAGATTAAGTCGAGATAGGAGAATATCTGTTTGCCGACTTTTGTTGTAAGGGGACATGTCGTCCGTCTCATCCTCAAGGTCCATTTAAAAACCAGCTTCCGCATCGCGAAGGCATGGCTATACCGACACGATGAAAAGGAAGTAGTATGGAAAATATAAACCCGCATAACGGACGCCACCCATTATCCTATACATAATGATCCGCATGCGAATTTACCAAAGTTAAATAGGATCTCCTAACTCTTCAGTAGGGACCCATCCGAATTCTTCACACCAGTATTCCTGCTTAGAGGGATGCCGGTGGGTAAAGAGTACTTTCTTGTTTCTGCAAATATAATAGCGACCTACGAAAGGCGGCTTAGGTAAAACGTACGTACTCGCACGTTCCATCTCTTCAAAGTTTCTGCTCATTTCTTTAACCCTCCCAAAATATCATCACTGTTAACTGAATAAAGTGTCTGAAGATCCTGCTGATTGTCTTTTGCGTACTCCTTCTGGAATGTATGCCTGCAAAGCTTCTGACAAGATCCTTTTACGCACTCTTTATTCTTTTCCGGATCACACAAAAATATCTCTCTGAATCCGTAAAAGGTGCATATGCCGTATTGGTCTTCTGCTTTGAGAACAGGCTCTTTAATTGCTATAAACGTCCGGCCCTGGTACTTTAAAACACCTGCTTTCTCCATAAATATCAAGCTTCCTTTCTCATGTAATCACTTCTGACGATTGTGGCAGCGCAAGTGCAAGACAAAATCTGTCCACCACACTTAGGACAAGTTTCCTGATCACAAAGCCAGTGATGAAAATATCCGTATTTGCACGCACAATCTCTGCATCTCTCATTGGGATTAACAGTACCTCTGAGTCGATCACCTACTCCACCATATCTAATGCGGGTAAATATCTTTTCTTCAGGCTTTTCCTTATCCCAATCCAAAACTTCAATAATGCCGACAGACGTACATTTACATCCATCGGCACTAAGCATCTCTAAACCACAATAATTGCATTTAGCCATATTAAATTGTCCTTTCTAAAATATCCTTTCAATCCTTTCTGGGTTTGGTTTTAACGA